ATGAAATTAAAAGATAGGATTTCTAGATTTTTCAATAAAAACAAGAAGGTAAGATACTCGACTTCCCACAATAAAGTTGTTAAAAGACTAGATCCGTCTTTAGATGCGAAAAATATCCGCTCTGACTGGGAAAAAGTGGGTAACTCGATAAGCGCAGGGATAAACCAATATAAGAAAGAAATAGACATAGACCTTTCAGGATGCGAAGTAATCGGATATAGAGACGAAGAAGGGTATTTGGTTTTACCAAAAGAATACGATTATTAAAAAAGTACACGCCTGCGCGTGTACTTTTACTTTGAGTTAATCATATCCCAGCTATCATCGAGACTATCTAATGTTGTATGTGTATAGATATTAGCAGTCATCTTAATATCAGAGTGACCCATCAAGTATTGAGCGGTGCGAATATCAACACCTTTCTTCTGCAGATTGGTACAATACGTGTGCCTGAGTGAATACGTGGATAAATCATCGCCGAAAGGATAAGGCGGTATAAGCTGATTCCTATACATCTTGCAGCCCATCTCTATATTTATATCTCGTACAAGGCTTTTCCAGGCAAACAATCTCTTTTTGTGGGATAAAGTATTATTTTGCGATGTGGTAATCAAATATCCAGTAGATCCAGTTAGTAAATCACTTAACATATCCGGAAGAGGTACATATCTGTCGGCCGCTGCACTCTTAGTTCCTCGTACGTGAATATATTTACGTTCTTTACTAACAACTATATCTTCATACTTTATCTTTGCTGCCTCGGAAGGGCGGCAGCCACATAGGTAAATAAGCATAAAGTATATAGCGTACTGATGCTTTAAAGCACATTTAACAAATACCTCTTGCTCATCAGCGGTTAGAGAGCGCCTTTTATTTAACGTGCCTGTAGGCTTAGATATATCCGCAGCCGGATTAGAATTAATCAAGCCATTATCCACAGCTTTTCTAAATATAAAATTAAGCTTCTGATACACTTGCCCTATAGTATATTTGCTCATACCCTCATACTTATTAATAAGAGATTGGCACATTATAGGGCGTACATCCTTAAGCTTATAATGACCAATCTCACTAACTATATATTTCTCTGTAAAATCTAAATACCTATCGCGAGCATCTTCACTAGAACTAGTCTTGTAAGTCTCAACGCATTTCCTAGCCCAGTCTCCAAGTGTCATATTAGAGTTAATAATCACATGGTTAGCTTTTAGATCCTCGAGTCTTTTCTGATATTTCATTCCAAGCTCTAGCTCAGAGTTTGCCCGGATATAATACCGCTTGCCATCATATGTAAATGTTTTAGTAAATTTATATCTTTTCATCAAGCCCTCGCAGCATAACTATTAATTAAAAAGGAACCAACAGGGAAGCAGGCAAGACCCCCTACTGTTGCAAAAAGTTCATAATTAAAATTAATTAGGTGCCAATATCCAGGAATTATGAAAAGCCCACACACAGGAAATATAAACATATAAAGAAATGGACCTTGCGAATTAAAAAAACCGACAGTGAGCATAGCAAACACAAGATAGTTAGCCGATAAAACATAATATTCCGGCTTAAATATAGCCAAGAACATAAATGCTGTAGGGAATATGTAATCAAATAACGCCCATTTAATTTTCTCTGATGTGCTACCCATGTTAATACCACCTTTCAAATCACGAGCATAAAGAAAAAATATATCCTCTGAAGCAGTTGCCGAGAATTTCTCGGTAACTGAATCCTTTATTAATTCGCCTTCAGAGAATATATTTTTTAAATGCAAAGATATGTTATCTGAAGAACAACCGAATAACTCAGACATAGCCTTTTGAGTTAACCAAAATGTTTCATCTTTAAATGTAACAGAAACAGTCTCTTGGTGATTTTCGTACATAATAGTTATTTATTCTTTTTTAGACTTGCTAATTTACGCTCATCTGATTTAACCCTGCGCTCAATCTTCTTTGTATCTTCTGCTGGTGGTAATTCTTCGGGCTTAATTCCTCTTTCTCCAAGCATATTTCTAACACTAGAATTGTTCTGGATGTGTTCCTTAGTGATAGGGTACTCACCTTTTAAATCTTTTGTTTCTACATTTAGATTTGTCATTTCTGTTGCTAGATTTTTAGCAGCAAGCGTCACTGCAGGCAAATGATCAGATAAAGGACCACTTTTAATATTATATTTATCTTTCATCTGCTGTGTGTTCTTGCCACCAAATAATGCGGCATCTCCTTTGGAACGAATACGTCCAAAGCCTTTGTCGTCAACTCCTCGCTCATAAATATTTTGTGAAAGACGCTTTTCAGATGCTCGCAATTCATTACGGATGTTTAAACGATCAAGTTCAGCAAGTCTTTGTTCTATAACTTCAGCTTCTCTTGTTTTTACAGCAAAATAACACTGAGCAAACGCGATTTCGTTTTTTCTAGGATCTCCATTTTGAGCGATAAGGTAGCATGCATATCTGGTTAACAATATATCGTCAATTTCTCTAACACCGCCATTGGGCATATTGTATGATTTGTTGACGTCAACAAAATGTAATTTTTCAACACTTCCAGCGTTTTTACATGCAGTTCTTGCTTTATTGATTACCTTTTCAAAATTTCTCCATTCAGAATATGCTAAATGCGACTGCAACTCTCTAGCATACCAAAATTCAACACCATCATCCGTAATATGCATAATATCGTCAAAAGTTGATTTTAACGACACAATAATATCTTTTTCCATATAAACCTCCTAATTAATTCCACATCTACACATACTTATGTAGCACTCCGACACATCGCCCGATTATTCTCACTTCTTCGTAGTCCGTAACCATCGCATGATACTCAGGATTACAAGGGTTAAGTATCAATGTGTCGCCATCCTGCGTAACTCTCTTTAGAGAAGCTTCGTTGTAATCTAATCTTTCGATCGCATATATTTGATCTTGAACAAAATCATAGGATTTTGAAATAAATACTATATCTCCATCATAGATATTGGCACCAATCATACTGTCACCGTGTACCTTAAGGCAGTAATCCGCTTTAACATCTATATCTACTATAAACGTACCCTGGTAATCATCTTCGCATACAACACCATCTCCTGCGCATATAGTACCCATAATGGGGAGTTTGTGCGCTGAAGGCAGAATGATATTCGATGGAAGAGGACGAGAGGATACTTTCTTTTGTGAACTATCGTCAAACCCCATCAAATAAGAAATAGAGACGTTTAATGCAGATGATAACTTCTCTAGTGCGATTTGTTTTGGGAAATACCTTCCAGACAAATAGGAAGATAACGCACCTTTATTTATATTGGCTTTCTCACAAAGCTCGCTTTGCGAGAGCCCAGAAGCGTGAAAAGCTTCATTTAACCTCTTAGTTCTTATATCCATCGTAAATTCCTTTCTGCTTAAGGTGATACCATTATACACAAGCAGTTTAGAAAATCAAACATTATTTTTTAGAAAATTAAACAAAAGTGTTGACAGACGGAATAATGTGCGATATAGTTTAGAAAACTAAACAAAGGAGAAAGTGATGAATTACGATTATACAAACCTTAAATTACGCATTAAAACCAAGTACACCACGTTCGAAAAGTTTGCGGATGCTTTAGAAATTGGCAGATCTACGCTATCGCTTAAGTTGAACAATAATGCGGAATGGAGCCAGGCTGAAATGAGCAGAGCTATGAAATTGCTAGATATTCCAGAAACAGATATAGATAAATATTTTTTTTGCCACTAGGTTTAGAAAACTAAATCTGTAGACAGATAAAACTGAAGAGGTTTAAGAAAGGAAAGTGAAATGGAAACTACAAAATCACACAAGGATTGGAAAGAAAGAGAAGCTGAAAAGCTTGCAAACGTTATCGCTAATCACATGATATCAAGGTCACTAACCCTTGAGGTCTTAGATGAAGCCAAAGAATTAGTTGAAGACGTTTACAAATCAAACGCAACAATGAAAAAGCCGGACGAATCCGGCAAATGGTATCCCGAGACAAGTAACGGGATCATAGTTATTAGGGGGAAATCAATCCCTAAACCTTAAACATATCTTTTATACAGTCCCACTCATCTTTAGCTAGCCAGCCTTGATAATTATTTTTTACTTCAATAACAAGAAGTGTGTCATTGGAATCAAGGTACGGCTTTAACCTACCAGTGATTTGAGACGGACTTAGCGGACTTTTAATTAGATATGAGGACTTCCAATATGTGCACCAACACCCATTTGAAGCTTCCTTGATTGCACTAATTAATTCATTGTAACGCTGACCGGTGCTATTTAAATCATATGTGATTATGTAAACCATAAAAATATCTCCTTTCTAAAAAACTCAGCTACTCCGATAGCCTGTAAGGAGATTATATATTAAACAACTCAAAAAATAGGAGAAAAACAAAATGGATACAAACACCACAAGACAAATTATCTGTACAGCAATAAGAGATACCCTACACGCAATGGATACATGCAAGGACCTCGATATGATAATCGTTACACCAGATAAGGACGAAGTGCTTTTGTCATACGGAGATAAGGCACTGCGCGTAGATATTCAGGATATCCCGGAAGAAGAACTACCGAGATTCTTAATCGCAAAGATTAACTATGAACAGAAAATGACGCTAAACGACTATCAGCACGAAACGTTGAGAACAGGAAAAGAAGTAGGCGTAATTGAATCCGTGATGGGAATGTGCGAAGAAATCGGAGAAGTTGTCGGCAAAATCAACAAGGCTACATTTAGAAAGCACGATGCAGATGTGGGAGAACTAATTGATGAACTAGGTGATGTTCTATGGTACTTATCCATAACCGCATATAACGCAGGTGTGCCACTAGAATCAGTCGCAAAACTCAATCTAGCAAAGTTAAAGCTAAGATACCCAGATGGATTCGATGTAGAAAGATCCAAACACGAAGAGGAATAAAAATGGATAGGCAAGCAATATTAAACGATCTTAAAAAAGAATATGGTAGCTTTCCGACTATATCAGATATATCAAGATATCTAAAAATTAGCCGTGCAAGTGTAAGAGACCTAATGAATGGCATTGAGTGCTTGCCGGACGGAAGAAGCAAGAAATATTTTGCAGGGGATGTAGCAGACAAAATCTACAAGAACAGGAGCATGTAATGAGTAATAAAGAGTTATTCAAAGTCATATTTTCGGACGAGGAAGGTAACTTCCAGGTAATAAATCTAATCGGAACTATCTGCCTAGCGCTGCTATTCCCTATGCTGCACATATTCCTATATGCGCTAGGGTGCAGATAAAAGCGAGGTTAAACGTGAATAAGTTTAAACCTATTGAACCTTGCATTATCAAAGTGATTAAGCTAGCGCATGAAATGGTCGATAGCGGCACGATTGCAGGAGCGAAAATAACAACATCAGATGGATATGTAAATCTCAAACGCATAGATGGCAAGGTGACTGTACAAAGAGAGGCGCGACATGGATATTGAAAGACGAAGAAAATATTTTAAAGGAATTGTATCTGAATCAGCTATTACTAGAGAGTTCACTGATTATGAAGAACCTAGACTAGAAGTATGCGAAGAAAAAAGTGTGTTGTCAAATATAGAACCTTGGAGCGATGAAGAATTACAAACAATTACATTCGATTAGGAGACTAACCAAATGATGGAGTATTACAAAACATGTGCTTTTCCAAAGCCACAGACCAGGAAGAAAAAGAAGAAGCAAAACGGATATAAGGATAAAGCAAGTAGATTTTGCGCATATTGCGGAAAACCCTACGCAGAAAGGCACGAAATTTTCGGAGGGTCTAACCGTCAAATAAGTATAGATCTAGGCTTTCAAGTGGACGTGTGCCACGAGCACCACGAAGAGCTACATATGAACTGTAGCGAGTGGGCGCAAGAAGAGAACATTAAACTAAGACGCTTTTATCAAAAGAAATACGAAGAAGAAAAGATAGACGAGGGAATGACGCCAGAGCAAGCGCGTAATGACTGGATGATCCTTATAGGAAGGAATTATTTATGAGTAGATGGAAATCAACGACAACCATCCCAAGTATAAATCTAAATGTAAATCAAATCCTACATAAGGCAGACTCAATAGATGACACCTTAACATACGAATCCGAACAAAAAGGCTTCGCGTATGCAGTAAACAAGGATGAATTTTTGATACTTAGTACCTCTAGTGGATATCTCAGAATGACATATGAGGAACTTGAAACAATCAGAAAAGAAATAACAGGAATCTTAGAGGAAGTAGATAGGAAAAGATGGTAAACGTAGGATGTGTGTGTGACAGGTGCGGACACGAACACGGAGCACCAAATGACAACAGGTCGTTTCGTTGGTGCAGGCGAATTAAGGGGACAATCTGTGGTAAATGTTGTAATGAATGCGAATACTGTAATGATTGGCGTTGCACCTACGACCCAGCAGGAAGAGAAAAAATGCGAATGCTGGTATATGCAAATAAAGCTGCTGAAAGAACAATTTCTAAAAATGAAGATATTGCTAAAAAAGTAAGCATTACAACAAGAAGGATGATTGAACAAGTTAATGAAAACCTAAAAGCGGAGATAAACGCTAGAGAAGAAGAATACGACAAACTACGCGCCAGGGAAGGCGAAGAACCAGAAATGTTTTAAGGAGATAAGCATGAGTTACGAAACAAACGATGAAATAACAATGGATGCGTACATTGAAGAAAAATTAAACACAAAGTTACCTAAACTATTTTTTATCTCGCAGCCAATGGCTGGCAAAACAGACGTAGAAATAGCTGCCGAAAGAACAATGATTAAAGAAAGAGTTAAGAGAGAAATTAATCCTGCGGCTACCTTTATAGATTCGGTGCTAGATAAAAACAAAGTTGAAAAAGAAATCAAAAATAAGAATGTGAAATCGGAATCACTATACTATCTGGCGGAATCATTAAAACTACTATCTACTGCAGATATGGCAGTATTCGCGCATGATTGGCTAACAGTCAGAGGCTGCCGAATTGAAGAAACGGCAGCTAGACAGTATGGAATTGACGTGTACTACATATAGGAGAAGCAATGAATATAAACTACTGTGAGCTTTGCGGTTGCGGTACCGCAAGAGAGAAGCGAGAAATACTTACACTAGAAAATTCAGACGGAAAGCAAGAGGTGCACGTTCTATGCAAGGCGTGCGCTGATGCATTAAAGAGACAACTGATAAGGAATAGCAAATGGACTACAAAATCATAGAAGAGCTAGCCACGCTATCGACAGATAGTAAGGGCAGAAAAAAGAAACTTGTAAAAATATCTTGGTATGGTAAAGAGCCAGGATATGAAATAAGGACCTTTGATAAAGACGGAACACCACTTAAAAGAGCAATGCTAACAGAAGATGAATATCAGGAGCTAGCAAAATTCATGATAGGAAACTACTAAGATGAAATTTATAGATTTTTTCTCTGGAGTGGGGGGTTCACAAAAGGACTAGAACTTGCGGGGCATGAATGCATAGGGCACTGCGAATTTGATAAATTCGCAGAAGCAAGTTATAGATCTATGCACACCATAACGGAAGAGCAACGAACGCGCCTTAGCGAACTAGATAAAAAGAAAAGACAGAAGGAGATTTTGAAAAGTGAATACCTCAATGGAGAATGGTACGCAAGAGATGTTCGAGCAGTTAACTCTACCAATATTCCAAGAGTCGACTGCTGGACTTTCGGAGCCCCTTGCCAAGATTTCAGCATTGCCGGGAGAAGAGCAGGACTTGACGGAAAAAGAAGTAGCCTTGTACGAGAAATTTTTAGAATCCTGGAAGAGCTCGAAGAAAAAGATAAACCCACATGGCTTATCTACGAAAACGTTAAGGGAATGCTTTCTAGCAACAGAGGACTTGATTTCCTATCAATCATCGTTGAAATGGACCGACTCGGGTACGATCTCGAGTGGCAAAATATCAACTCAAGATGGTTCGTTCCGCAAAATAGGGAGCGCATATACGTTGTTGGATGTTATCGAGGAAGAAGTAAACGACAAATATTTCCTATCACGGGAAATGGCGGAGAAAATAGTACAAGGCAATTAATTGGCGGAGCACAAGCGCATCGAGTATATAACAGCAATGGAATCGCTTGCACGCAGAACGCACAAGCTGGGGGAGTTGGTGCGAAAACAGGGCTATACGCATTTGGCGTTGATAAATCATCGAACAAATTACAAGAGCTGCAAATTGCGAACTGTCTTACGACTAAAGATCGCGGAGTATCAAATAGAAGAAACAAGGACACAGCAATTGCAATTCCTGTACTAACACCATTTAGGAAAGAGAAGCGTCAAAACGGAAGAAGGTGCAAGGAAGCTGGGGAAGATATGTTTACCCTAACAACGCAAGACCAACACGGAATTGCGATAAAGGCGGATGAAGAAAAAGACGTTTGGGCGGTGTGGAGCGAGAAATATAATTGCTATCTGGCGGTTAGAAAACTGACACCGAGAGAAAGCTTTCGCCTCCAAGGGTGGACTGATGATTATTTCGAAAAAGCAGAATTTGTAAACAGCAATAATCAATTGTACAAGCAAGCTGGAAACGGCGTAACGATAAACGTTGTTAAAGAGATTGGAGAAAGATTGTGGACGAAAGAAAATTTATAAAGAAGTGCAAAGAATTTGTAAGAAATTATTACAACGACAGAATGGAATCAACCGATAAGAACGGCAAAATCACAACAGACGATATATTTATCGTTTGGTTCTGTAAGACTTTACAGAACTCAAAAGCACTAGTTAGCACCAACGTATCAGACGGCATGTATTACGAAATTACATATAACGGAGATAAGAATGAGTGCTATCTTGACGCCTATAAAAAGTGGCAGAACGTTTGTATTGAAATGTAGTAAAAGGAGTACGAAATGGAAGGATTTTGTAGAGATTGTGGGCAACTACATTTAGTTGCAGCAGAAACACAAGAGGAAGCGGATGAAATCGCAACAGCAAGATGCGATTGCGAGAATGAAGAGAAGTGGCACAGGCTCATGAACGCAAATGTTGAGATGCTATGTGGCGAGCAATCGAGGGAAATGCAACTTCAACCGTTGTGCAATTCCGGTATTGAACTTGTGAAGAGAACATGCGAGCTCGTAAGAGCTAATGTGATCGATAAATCGAAAGTTAATATCGCAAACAGCGAAATAACGATAACGAGGAAGAATGACAAAATCGATATCAAGAGAGTGAAAAAGCAAACAAACCAAATGATGATTTAGGGCAGTAGAGCGAAACAAACAACATAAAAATAATATGCTATGTAAGTAGCGGACACCATAAGTTATTTTTATAAGGCAAACAATGATGTAAAAATGATAATCTCTCAAACCAACGTCCGCTACTTCATATATATAGGAGTAAACAATGATCGACTTAATACTTACATTATGGATATTAGGAATTATAGCAGGCGTTAACGCATTGTTATTCACTGCGCTAAACAAAATGGAAAAAGCAAACAAACTATATCTAGCAGCAGATTTACTTATCTCTGCAGGATGCATAGTGATCCTATATTGGATATACATATAACTAAATCGCTATGACGGCGGCGAACATAAAGATCCTTTCTAAAAAATAAATATACATATAAGAGCACAACGTAATTAAGTAGTCATATTCGCCGCCTCATATATATAAGAAGAAACAATACGGTAAAATCATCCGGCATTAAGCCGGATTAAGAGTTCAAATGAGTATTAACAAGTCAGGCATTTAAGTAACTATGATAAGAACGAAAAAATATTACACTGGAGATTATCTCGAGTTAGAAATATATAATGTGTCTCCAAGGAAGAGAATTATAAAAAGAGCAGAAAAAAGACATGAGTCATCACCGGCACAGAAGAATCTAAATTCAAAAAGAAGTCAGAGATACTTTGTCAGATTATGCAATCTTAATTTCAAAGAGGGAGACTTTAGCATAGATCTCACATATGACGATGCTCATCTGCCATATAACAGAGAGCAGGTACTTAAGGATATAACTAACTATGTGGCAAGAGTCCGTAGGGAGATGAATAAGAGATCCAGTGAACCGGTGAAATATGTGTATGTAATATCAAACCATGCCGGAGATGATACTGGGTCAAAAGCTAGACCTCATATCCACATGATATTTGGAAACGTGGATAGAGACGTCATAGAGGATAAATGGAAGGCTGGATTTTCTAATTCTGACAAGCTCAAATTTGATGAATACGGAATCACTGGCAAAGCTCTGTATATGGCTAGACAGGGTAAGAGCAAAAGATGCTGGGGCGGTTCTTTAGGTTTAAAAAAACCAGAACCGATTGTTTCAGATAGAACATTTACAAGGGGGCAAGTAGAGAGAATCATAAACGATCCAGGGGATGGAAGATTTATTTCAAAGTTAATAAATAAAAATAATAAAACTAAATACGTATTCACAGATTGCATAGTTGAACACGATGGCAGGCAGGTCGGATTCTTTTCGGAAGATCCAGGGGATGGCCTCGGATTTAGCGTGCTAATCAGAATGAGGAGGGAATGATGAGCTATTACATTAAATGCCCTTTTTTTATGGCGCATAAAGAAAACACGATCACATGTGAAGGCTGCATGCATTTTTTTGACACAAAGAAAAAGCATCGAAAACAGATTGAAAAATGCGAAGAAGGCGGCACAGAATGCAGGTACGCTAAAAGGCTTTTTGAGTGCTACGAAATATATCAAGATTCCCCAGATTTAGAATTAAGATTACATGAAGTTTATGCGGACGAAATGAGGAATCAAATATCCACGCTCGTTTGGAGATTAGCTAGAGAAAAGAATAACCAAAGTAAGCTCAAAGAAAATTACGAGAGTGCTCTCGAAATCAAAACAAAAGATATAAACAGACTCACTAGGCAGCTCATGCTAGATAGAAAAAAGGTAGCAATCAATGAAAAAACAATCCTAGCGTTAATGCATGAGAACAATCTCAGTATGGCGAACATTAGCGAGCTTGTGGATAAGTATAGAGACAGCGAATTAATTTTTAATACAGAAAGCGGAAAGGTGGAAAAGAGATGAACGCATTAATGGACGGCATTATATTCATAATGATTAACGCCCAGGTAGGAATAGAGCTAGGTGCTACAGGGTGGAGTTATTTTTAAGCAAGAAAAAAACGAGGGGCTACCCCTCGTTTTTTATTGTATAAGTAAAACCACGCGTTGGACGCGTGGTTCCGTAAAGGCTTTGCCTATGAGCAGAAATTGAAAATGAAAAAACCTTCTGCTACACTTTGAATGCGGTCTGTCAGCTGCAAACAAAGGAACAGAAGGAGGTGCATTCACATGGGAGTGAATGACATAAATAGTTTAGCGCATTCAAAGTGGAACTGCAAATATCACATAGTTTTCGCACCCAAATATCGAAGAATGGTGTTTTATGGACAGAAGAAGCATGAAGTTGGAAAAATACTTAGAAAACTATGTGAGTGGAAAGGAGTAGAAGTTCTGAATGCGGAAGCGTGTCCAGATCATATTCATATGCTATTATCTATACCACCCAAATATTCAGTATCAAAATTCATGGGATATCTAAAAGGGAAGAGCAGTACAATGCTGTATGAACAGTTTGGGGAATTAAAGTATAAATACAGAAACCGAGAATTTTGGTGCAAAGGATATTATGTAGATACAGTAGGTAAAAATGAAGCAAGAATATCCGAGTATATATCAAAACAACTGGAAGAAGATAAAATGGGAGACCAGCTAACCATGAGCGAAGCTGGAGCATTCAGGAAAAAGAAAAAGTAGGTTAAGGCAAAACGCAACTGACAGATCGCGTTTACGCGTTCGACGCGTACGCGAGGAGCAGAGGGCTTTGCCCGCCTACTTAACAACCACGCGTTCGACGCGTGGATGGTTTTTAAGCTGCCTTTATAATTTCTTGTGGCACGAAAGAAAAATATAGCTCGCTGCCAACTTCCGCGCTCTCACGCTCATATAATACTATAGCCCTATCAGGTGCAGCAGATGACTTTATTTTATCGATTGCGTTTTCTTTAGTTTCAAAGCCACCGATGCGGATATTGGAATCTCCTGTATATGGAACAGATGATATTCCGTCAGAATCTTTCATAAAGCAATATACTGTGTAATGCTCTTCGCCGTTTGGTCTAACTCCGTACCAAAAATCTAGCGAGTCCAAATATTCATTGCAGTTGATTTTATTTGTAATTTCGTTTAACATAATTATAGCTCCTTTTAATTATCAGGGTGATGATTTTTAGGGTATTTCGAGCCGCTGCAACGGCTCGATTTTTTATTTTTTGATTTTCTGAACCTGTTCAACTATTAGAGATTCAATGTAGTTGCTCAGCGTCCTATTTTCGCTTGCCGCTATCTCGGTAGCAGCAGCCTTTAGCGTCGGTGTCATTCGCACTGCGACTCTTTCCGTTTTCTTCTCGGTCATATTTGCCACTCTCCTTAAGATTTGCCGTCCTTTAGCTTGATTATATTGTACACCTAACGTCGGACATTGTCAACACTTTTTTCAAAACTTTTTTAAAAATTTTGAAGCAGGCGAAAAAACGCATATTGATAGGCATAATAAAGCTGGAGGAAATCATGGATTGGAACAAGCTCGAAGTAGAATACATAACAACAAATACGTCATACGCGAAACTAGCTACTAAATACCAAACATCGGCGCGCACTATTTCAGAATATGCACGCCGTCACGAGTGGAAAGAAAAGCGCAGGAAATATGTATCAGATACTGTCGGAAAAGCTGTAGAGCGCGTATCTAAATTAGAATCTATAGACTTGTCTAAAGAAATAGGCATAGTACATAACTTGTCTAACATAATGAGCGACGCTCTTTTAGATCCAAAGCAGTTTAACAGGTATCTCGTTGAAGAAACCGAATACAATTCCGACGGCTTTCCGGTATCAAAGAAAACCGTTGAGAAAAAATTTAAGAGAACAGACTTTAAACAGGTAAAAGATGCAGCTAATGCACTGCAAGCAATTGAAAAAATGAGGCGGTCAATGGAGACTATTCTCACATTCCAAGAAAAGGAAGATCTTAAGCTTGCGAAGAAAAGAATTAGACTCGAAGAGAGAAAAGTTAAGCTGCTTGAAGCTGAGGCAGAAAATAAAAATATCAGCGTTGAAGAGGCTGAAAGCATCGTACTTGTTAATTTAAGTGATGAAGAGGTTGCGGAGGTAGAAGAATGAAAATAGCATGGGAGCCGCAGCCACGCCAAAAAGTATTTATGAGCCGCCCAGAATACGAAGTATTATATGGCGGTGCAGCTGGAGGCGGAAAGAGTGACGCTATATTATGCGAAGCACTAAGGCAGGTGCATATACCAAGTTACAAAGGACTAATCTTAAGACGCACATTTCCGCAGCTCTCTGAGCTTATGGATAGATCCATAAACCTATATTCAAAAGCATTTCCGAGCGCGAAATTTAACGAATCAAAATACGTTTGGAAGTTCGGAAGCGGAGCAAAAATATATTTTGGAAATCTGCAAAGAGAAATAGACAAATACAACTATCAAGGTAAGGCATACGACTTTATCGCATTTGACGAGCTAACGCATTTTACACGTACGCAGTACATGTATTTGATGTCACGTAATAGACCTACTGCGCCGGGAACGAGGGTATATATAAGAGCTAGCGCAAATCCTGGCGGAGTTGGTCACGGCTGGGTAAAAAAGAGATTTATAACGCCTGCGCCGCCTATGACTCGCATTAAGGGCGTATATAAAATCGTTACCCCAACAGGCGAGTTAATAGAACGTGTACGTAGCCGTATGTTTGTACCATCAACGGTCTTTGATAACAAAAAGCTATTAGAAAACGACCCGTACTATATCGCAAATCTAGCTATGCTCCCGGAAGCAGACAAGAAAGCGCTATTATACGGAGACTGGAATTCATTTAGCGGACAAGTATTCACAGAATGGAATGACGAGATAGAACACTATTTAGATCGTAAATGGACTCATGTTATAAGTCCGTTCAAGATTCCGGAAACATGGAGAATATATAGAGGTTTTGACTGGGGATATTCGAAGCCGTTTAGCGTAGGTTGGTACGCTGTAGATAACGACAATAGACTATATAGAATCAACGAACTATACGGCTGCACAGACCAGCCAAATACTGGAGTTAAATGGACCACCGAGAAGATTGCTAAAGCGATAAAGGAAATCGAGGAATCAGATCCGAATTTAAAAGGCAGAACTATATCAGCCGTTGCGGACCCTGCAATATTCCAAGAAAATGGCGGTAAATCAATAGCCGATTCCTTTATGGAAGCCGGTGTGTACTGGGAGAAGGGAGACCATACACGAATACCCGGTAAAATGCAGTGTCACTATAGACTAGCTTTTGATGAAAACGGAATACCGATGTTCTATTGCTTCTCAAACTGCAAGGACTTCATCAGAACAGTACCGGAACTAATTTACAGTGAAACCAAGGTAGAGGATATCAATACCGAAATGGAAGACCATATATACGACGAGTGGAGATATGTATGCATGGAGTCACCTATAAATGAGCGACGAGACGCCAGAGCAAAGCTATACGAGGGAACAGATGGGCTGCACGACCCATTAAATATGATTCCTGCACAGCTAGGACGATACGACTTTTTCAAATACATGTAAGGAGCGAATATGAAAGACAAGAAGAAAGAGCTAAAAGAAAAGAACGCTAAAGAAGTTGAAAAGGCTAAGCCATTAAGAGACCAGGAACAGCCAGAAGATGACGAGCCCGAAGAAGATCCTGCGCAAGCCGAGGGAGATAAACAGCTGATGAAGAGGCTAGGAATAGATCCAAAGAAAGCAGCTGAAGAACCTATTGAGGATGAAGAGGAAGAGCCAGACTATATAGAGCAGGAACCAGAACCAACATCACTAGATGCAAAGGAAGAGCCAGAAGCAGAATATGGAGCGTTCAACGAAGACGAAGGCAAAGAGTGGGACCCGAACTACGGTCGAAAAGGAATCATTGATGAAGAGGTTATAGGAGAGGCAAAGAACACATACGAAAAGTACAAGCAGAATCTTGAGAAGTTCAAAAAGCGCATTGTTGAGAACGAGAAGTGGTGGCAGTTTAAGCAGTGGGAAGTTATAGGAGATGCACAAGGAAAGGAAAACGATCCGAAGCCTGAAAGTGCATGGATGTTTAATTCACTTGCTAACAAACATGCTGACGCTATGGATAACTATCCTATGCCTAACCTGCTTCCACGCGAAGAGAGCGACAAAGGTTCTGCGTTGTCGCTATCAAAGATTGTCCCATGCATACTAGACAACTGCGACTTCCAGCAGATATATAGTGATGCATGGTGGTACAAACTAAAACAAGGGTTCTGCGTATATGCTACATACTGGGATAACACAAGAGACAACGGCGCTGGTGATATCGCTGTAAAGCAAATAGATGTTCTAAATCTATTATGGGAGCCAGGAATTAAATATATCCAGGATTCGCCAAACATCTTCCTAATAGACGCTGTGGATAACGATATCCTCGTAGGAATGTATCCAGACCTAGAAGGCGTGCTATCAAATTCTGCAGGTGCTGAAATCGTGAAGTACGATACAGAACGTGACGATTCAGCATCTAACAGAACAGTCGTTTATGACTGGTACTATAAGCAGACTGTTAATGGCAGAACGATAGTTCACTACTGCAAATTTATAGACGGTCACGTACTCTTTGCATCTGAGAACTGCGAAGAATACTTAGAGAGCGGATATTACATCTCAGGCGAATATCCGTTCGTTGTGGATAATCTGTTCCCGGTTGAATCTGAAATGCTAGGCTTCGGATATATCGATGTTATGAAATCTCCTCAGATGGTTATAAACAAGATGGATCAGATTGTTGCAAAGAATGCTGCTCTTGTTGGCAAACCAAGATGGGGAGTAAATAAGAATTCAGGAATAGATCCAGAACAGTTAGCTGATTACTCACAAGATTTCTTTGAGATAAACGGCAAACTAAACGAGGATAATATTAAGCAATTTCAAACAACGCCGCTTCCGTCGCTAGTTATGAATTATCTTGAAATGAAAAAAGAGGAATTAAAAGAAACCTCGGGCAATCGTGATTTCTCGCAGGGAAGTACGGCCGCAGGTGTAACGGCAGCAAGTGCTATTGCAGCGTTGCAAGAGGCAGGTTCAAAGCTATCGCGCGACATGATAGGTGGTTCATATAGAGCATACGTGAGGCTAGTTAAGCAGATTATAGAATTAATCAGACAGTTCTATGATGAACCTCGTTGTTTCAGAATTGACGGAGAAGGCGGATCGTATGAATTTATCAGTTTTGAAAATTCATTGCTTAAAGAAACAACGATTGACGACGTTACAGGACAGCCAGAAATCGTAAAGAAACCTATATTCGATGTTAAAATCTCCGCAGCTAAAAAGAATGCATTTAATAGAGCGTCACAGAATGAGACAGTCAAAGAGCTATACGGTATGGGAGTGTTCAATCCAAATAACTACGTACAAGCAGGGATGCTGTTAGACGCTATGGACTTCGAAGGAGTGGAAGAACTCCGCAGGAAGGTGGGAGAAAACGGAAATCTAAATGAAAAACTAAATCAGCTAGCCGGTATTGCTATGCAGATGGCAGGAATGCTAGACCAGACAGTTGGAGCAGGAGAATTTACATCGCAGGTACAGCAGGCTCTAGGAATGGAAGTAGCGCCGCAGCTAAACGCAGCCGCATATGAGGCTAGGCGCGGTATAGATAGACCGGTTAATACCAGGGCAGCAAATATCAGAGATAGAGCAAGTAACCAAGCAAGCGTAGGAGAAGGTCATGACATCAGCAAAACTGACGAGTAAGAGAGATGAACAAGGCAAAATCACGTATACGTTAGATATCAAAGAGCACGCGGACGAAAGTCACGTGTGCTTTGCGATTAGCACGCTAGTACATACAGTGTCGGATATGGTCGAAAGATTAGAAAGCTCAATCGATATCAAGCCTGGTGATGCAGTAATTAGCTTTACATCGCATCCGGACAACGTAAACGAAATGATATACGCAAGAATCATATATACATTTGCATGCAAAATGTTAACGATTCTTGAAGAGGGATATCCTCAAAATATTAAAGTGATTATGCCGTAGTCGAATAATAAATAAATTTTTTATATCATAAATCCGTAAAGATAAATGCTCGCGGGTAAGCCGCAGGAGGAACAATGACATATAGAGATTTTTACCTCTTCGATGGAGAGGGCGGCGAAGGAACAAGCGGTAATACTGGTGTCGCTACCAGTGCTGAAGAGGGCACAGCCCTTGAAGAAAAGAAAGATGATGATTTGTTTGACGATAACAGCTATGACGATAGCGAAGAAGCAGACGATGAACCATCAGAGGGTGAAAACGCCGATGAACCCAAAGACCTATCTGCAGAGTTCGAAGAACTAATCAAAGGAAAGTATAAAGACTTATACGATGCGCGCGTTAAGGATACGCTTTCAAAGAGATTTAAGAACGCAGAAGCAGATAGAAGTAAACTTGGTGAATATGAAGATGCACTGTTTGTACTGTATGACAAGTACGATATCGAGCCTGGTAATCTTAACGGACTCAAAGAGGCAATCGCGAAAGATGGCGAACTGCTGGAAGAAAGGGCGGAAAGAGAAGGGCTATCGGTTGAACAGTACAAGTACCAGAAGAAACTCGAGGCGGAAAACAGAAGACTTGAAGCAGAACAGAGAAAAAGAGCTGCTAAAGAGCAAGCAGACGCACTGTACGAGCAGTGGGAATCAGAATCCGCTGAACTAAGAAATGTGTATCCACACTTTAATCTTAAGAAAGAGGCTAGCGAGAATCCTGAATTCATGAGCTACCTTGAATCTGGAATGAGTGTAAGAAAAGCTTTCGAAGCAGCACATATACAGGAGCTAATATCTGGCGCTATTCAGATGGCTACCAAGGAAACTAGGAAGAACACTATTGACACAGTAAGAGCAAGAGGCTTGAGACCGCGCGAAAACGGTATGCAGTCTAAAGCTCCGCTAAAAGTCAAGAAGAACATTAGCAATCTCAGTAACGAAGATATGGATAGAATCAATAAGCGAGTAGCTAGAGGTGAAACCGTTACCTTCTAACTGAGGAAGGAGGAACAATGAACGTTAGAGACTATTTCCTTTTCGGAAATCCAAACACAAATATCACTACAGATAGCAATCTGACGCCGGATATGAAGGAGTACTACGATAAAAATCTTATCAGGCTCACAGGTCCGCAGCTAATTCACGACCAGTTTGCACAGAAGAGACCAATTCCAAAGAATGGCGGTAAGGTTATTAAATTCAGACAGTACAAGCCGTTCCCAAAGGCACTAACACCACTTACAGAGGGTGTAACACCGGACGGAAGAAAGCTCCAGATGACAGAGGTATCTGCAACAATCAAGCAGTACGGCGATTACGTAACTCTATCAGATATGCTGCTTCTCACGGCACTAGATAACAACCTGCTAGAGTCACAGCAGCTGCTATCTGATCAGGCAGGAAGAACACTTGATACAGTTACAAGAGAGGTTATGCACTCAGGCACCAACGTACTTTACGCAGGCGGTAAGTCGGCAAGAGCGGCACTAACCAAGGATGATAAGCTAACAGTAGATACAGTCAAGAGGGCTGCTAGAATTCTTAAGAATGCTAACGCTCCAAAGATTGACAAGTACTACGTTGCTATCATCAATCCTGATACCTCGTACGACCTACAGTCTGATGAGGCATGGATTGATGCATCAAAGTATGCAGGTTCAACTCAGATCTTCGAAGGAGAGGTCGGAAAGATTGCAGGAGTAAGATTTATCGAGTCTACAGAGGCTAAAATCTTCAACGAGAAGAGCACATCCGGAGCTAGAATCTATGGAACACTATTCCTAGGTGCTAACGCATACGGAACTACCGAGATTGAAGGTGGCGGACTCGAGATGATTGTTAAGCAGAAGGGTTCAGCGGGAACAGCAGACCCACTCAATCAGAGAGCAACTGCTGGATGGAAGGCTGCAAAGACCGCAGAACTTCTAGTTAGTCCTTACATCGTAAGATGCGAGCACTGCGTAACACTGGAATCTGATCCAAACTAATTCATAAAGCTAGCCTGTAATTCTGCAGGCTAGCAATATTGATATAAGGAGAAAGAATTATGGCAAAGAGAAATGAAGAGCTAGAAGCTGTTGAAACTATGACAGATGAAGATGTTACTGAGGCGGTAGAAAACACTGCAGATGAAGAGGTTACTGAAAATACTGCTCCGGTAAGCGATGATTACCTAGAAGAGCTTGTTGAGATTATGCTGTTCAAGGATTCGGATAAGTACTCTGATGATCTAGTAGTCACACTTAACGGCAAGAACTATCAGATTAAGAGAGGCGTCAAGGTTATGGTACCGAGAAAGGTGCAGCTTGTTATTGAGGACTCAATGAAGCAGGCAGGACTTGCCGCTGACTATGAAGAAGAGGCACAGCAGCAGTACAAGGAACTTGAGAATAGGCTATAAGGCAGCTATAACGCTGTGTAAAGCGAGGGCTGAGGCTCTCGCTTAATTTATTAAGGAGACAATATGAAAAGAATCAGCGTAACGGTAGATGTAAACAAAGTAAAGTCCATTATTGTTAATGGCCTGGTACAGTTCGATGACGATGCAGCAATCGACATCAAATTGCTTAATGGTAGTAGTTCATTCGACTTTTCGGAGTATACCGCTGTAACAATCGAAATTATCCGTCCGGACGGAAAAGCTTTTGTTGATTGCATAGGAGACCACTTAACGGTTGAAGATGCAGCGCAAGGGTTTCTGACATATAAGCCGGTTCCAGAAGTCACAAAACTTGTAGGTTTGTACTTCGTGGATATTTCCATATACACAAACGGCAAGAAGATGACTACATCAAGATTTACGTACAACGTATCAGATGGAAATATAGACAATACCGAGATCGAGAAAGAAGAATATTATCCGGTGCTACTTGCACTTGTAAAAGAGGTATCGACGTACAAGGCGGCTGAAGAAGCGAGGGAGCGAGCAGAGAAGTTAAGAGCAAGTGAGACTGCAGGTATTATTGCGCAGGCAAATAAAATTCTAGAGAATATCCAGGAAAAGCAGGGTTATCTAGATGATTTATATAGTGCGTTTGTACAGATCGCTAACGAGATAACCGGTAGCAACTTTGATGTTACCTCACTAGTCACCGCATCGAGCCTAGAAACCAGGTTAAAGGGCATCTATCCAATTAAGGGCAGCAAAGAAGGACTTGAAGAAGGACAGCTAGGGTTCGACAAAACAAAAGGCTTACTGTACATAGGCGGTTCAGAAGTTAAGGTACTAAACAAGCCGGAAGTTGCTATATCAGGAACTGAACCGGAAGATAAGAGCCTGCTATGGCTAGATAACGTAAGCGGTAAGGTTAAATACTACGCTGGCGGTGCATGGAGTGAGGCTAAATGCTTTGCAGTATATAAGTAGGTGATGATATGGCAACAACTCTATTTAATCAATGGGTGATACATAGTGGTCCCAGAATCAGACTTACTGCTACAACAGATTATTATCGTGATGGCGCATATATGTATTACCGTATAAACACATATATCCACGGTTTAGACTATAGGCAGTCTTGGTACGGTTGGTACCTGGATATGGCAGTGTACATAGACGGACAATATATGGGCACTACGAGGTTAAAACAGAATAAACCTATCAGATGGTCAGGTATTAGTAATTCGACGCCGTATTATGCTGTTAAACGTGTTTCTGGCAATGCCCATATCAAGATTGTACTAACATCAAACAAACCTAGATACGGACAGAGAGTGTGGGAAAGTGGCGGAGCTTTACCGGCACCGCCATTAAGCACAGCCGGACTATTAACACTAAAAGATATTACTGAATCTGGAATGATAGTTAATGTAAGTGGACTACCTACAGGATATGAAAAAGAGCTCCGCTTTTGGTATAGGGCAAAAGGCGAGGCATGGAAACATATTGGAAATAAAACCGTATCTAACAGCAGTAGAGATTGCAGCATGGCATTTAATGACCTTATAGCTAACACTAGCTATGAAATATCAGTAGAGGAATTCGTGGATGGTTACAAAATAACTTCGTTTGATTCGGTAATTACGTTACCTAGCGCAAAAGGAGAGCTGACCACAACCACCACAGAAAGCGAACTGATAGCGGTTGAAGAGGTTAATTCAAACATTTCATACACTAGAACGCTAGAGTGGTATATAAGGCCAGCAGGTGCAGGAAATTTTCAGTACATGGGAGAAGATGAACTACCTGCAGGTGTAAGCACAAAGGCGAGAAAGTTTGAAAAACTCACAACAGGCTGCAGATATGATGTTAGAACACTCATTAAACGCAAGGACAACGTTTTAAAAGAGACTGTTATATCAGATTCACTTAAACCAAGTAGCGCAGTTATAAAAGCTGAATCAGATACATATAGCAGCATACAGGTGAATGTATCTCATATGGTGAATACTGGGTGGGAACGCACTATAAAAGCGAAGTATAAAGCTGCGCAGGAATCAGAATATAGAGAAGAGAGCGTGACAACAGGAAGTGAAAGCGCGCTTATAAACCTAAAGAACCTCAAAGCTTTCACAGATTACGAAGTCGTAGTTGAAATCTATAGAGACTCCCAGATTATAAAGTCTTGGACTAAAACTGTTAAGACAAGAGAAATGGGGTTTGTTGCAATCCCTGTTATCAAAAGCATTGAATCTGTTATCAGAACTAAAGATGCTGTTATCAACTGGTTTGTTAACGATGACAGAGACGAAATGAGCTATGATGTTGAATACAAGATTGGTGATAGAGAGTGGACGAAGCTTATAACAACTAAGTATAAATCAAAACTCACAATAACATTACCTAGCGGTAATACTGAATACTTAATCAGGATAAAAGGCTATGCCACGGATTCAACAAAGGTTTCTTATTCTCTGGCAGTTCTGGTGTATACATATCATCGCTTTGAATACGACAGCATTGTTGATGCGCAAAAGGAAATTGCTTTAACAAACGTTGAAGTAAATAGACTTATACGCTTTATTAACAAAAAAGCTGGTAGCAGCTTGATGTTTGTTGAAGAGGACGAATCTATCACCTTAGAAAAGCATAATGAATTGAGAAGGGTGTTAGCTTTAAGCACGGTTCCTAGTGGAGATATTAAAGCTACTGATTGGATATCGCTTAAAAACAAGGTAAATGAGGGTTAAATATGAATACAGCAGAAGTAATTAAGACGGTTAACGATCGTTGTCCGAACACGTGCACTGACGAAGAAAAGATAGCGTATGTTAACGAGATAGAAAATATAGTTCAGAGAGAACTGTTAAATCTCGAAGAAAAAGACATGAAGAGGCAGGTAACTAGCGATACACAAACAGAAGAGCTGCTACTAGAAAAGCCGTTTGATTTAATTTATGTGTACTATGTGGCAGCTATGACTTGCCAAGCAATGGAAGAGTGGGATTCATTCAATGCATGGCTGAGCTTATACAATAGCCGAGCAGTAGACGCGCGCAACTATTACATCACAAAAAGCAACAGATACAAGAACTTAAGAATCAAAAACTACTTCTAGGAGGCAATATGCTACTCAAGGAAATACAGCCGAAGATAAACGGCAAGCAATCAGTGTTGCAATTTAAAGGATACAACGCAAACGCTGTAATAGATGACGGCGAAATGCGAGATATGTATAACTTGTCATCTGATAAGTATCCGGTGTTATCTCAAAGAGCACCAAGAAATATCATAGATATGCCGGTGCAGCATCCAAGAGATATCATCGTAAAAAACAATGTGCCATACATCGTAGATAGATATGAGGTAGATGGAGAGATAAGAACATTTATCAAATACTCTAAAGGTGGCACGGATTACCAAAAGCGAATAAACAACATTATGCCTAAAACTATGGTGGCACATAATAACAAAATCTGCATATGGCCAGATAAGGTGTATCTAGATATTACAGATAACACTGTAAAACACATGGATGCATCGGTACGCGCCACGGCAACAATTAAGCCAGGCAGCATATATCTAGTTGGTGCAGATTTATCTGAATTTTCTGTTGGTGATGCGATTGAAATATCAGGATGCAAAAAGCAACCTGGCAATAACACGGTGATTGTAATCAAAAGCATAGAAGGTAGCACAATTACTACTTATGAGAATTCATTCAGAATGCCTAATGATGATGTAACTAAGGAGTCGTATGTTGAAGAGGAAGTAAAACTCGCACGAGACATCCCGGACCTTGATTACGTTATGGAAAGCAATAATAGATTGTGGGGCTGTAGGAGCGAGGACAACACAATCTATGCTAGTAAGTTGGGAGACCCACTTAACTGGAACTACTTCCAGTCGCTAGCAAACGATTCATACGCACTAGAGGTTGGTTCAGATGGTGAGTTTACAGGGTGCGCTGCATATCCTACGCACCTAATCTTCTTTAAAGAACATCATATGCATAAAGTGTTCGGAAGTATGCCAAGTCAATATCAGCTATACAGCACTGAGTGCTTCGGAATAAGGAAGGGCTCGGACAAGTCGGCTGTAATCGTAAATGGTGTATTGTACTATCATTCATTAACAGGCGTAATGGCTTATGACGGCGGAACATATCCGGTAATGATATCGGAAGCGTTCGGAGATTATCGTTTTAAGTCTGCTGTCGGTGGCAGTAACGGTAAGAAGTATTATATTTCAATGCTAAATGAAAACGAAAACAAATATAACATCTTCACTTACGATATACTTCGTAGACTATGGCACAAGGAGGATGAAACAAAAGTAACAGCTTTTGCTAATGTGAATAACGAGCTTATATACATAGCAGATGGCAACATCTGGACCACTACAGGAAAACGTCCGGAAGATGATATTAAGTGGTTTGCTGTATTCGGACCATTTGATGAATTCGTAGAGAATATGAAGTCTTATAAAAAAATAAACATGAGACTAGATATGCAGCCGGGAGCACAGCTAAGGATAAGCACCCAAAGTAGTAACGGTGAATGGGAACCAATATATGAGTGTGAAACAGAGCGAGGGAAAACACTTAGTGTACCAATCATCCCTAATAGGCAAGCAAAGTTCTCTATAAAAATTGAGGGCGTAGGAAGAACAGATATTGAATCGCTTACAAGATACTATAGAGGCAGGAGTGATAGACCATGATAACTGTACCGAATAGAACAGATATGTCAGATGAAAGCCTTGCACTCAGGACGATAGATGATAACTTGCGAAAGCTCGCAGATGAAGTACTCATGGAAATCATGAATGTATCAAAAGAGCCAAGCAAGAAAAAAGAAACATCTGAAAACAATGCAAATAAAGAAGCACCCAGAGTTCACATTGCTTATGCAAGTAGTGGAGATGGCGCAGTGGGATTCAGCACCACAGATAGCACCGGAAGAACGTATATAGGAATCTACACAGATTTTAAGGATGTAGCTAGCGCAGATCCTAAAGCGTATAAGTGGACGAAAGTCAAAGGCGATAATGGCGTAAGCGTAAGTTCATATACTAGGTGGTATTATCTAGCGGTAGAGACCCCAGAAAAACCAGCGCTTAAAGTTCCACCTAGACCGTGGACTATAACAGAACCTAACTACATAGAGGGGAGTACAAACAACCTATACTATGTGGACCAAAGTGTTTTTTCGGATGGAAGCTTTTACTACTCGGATGTCCAGGTATCAAGCTCATATGCTGCAGCTAAAAATGCATTTATCAAGACTTTAGAAAATCATCAAAAGACACTAAAGCAACTCGAAGACTTAAGCAGACAGACGAAAAAAGAAATCGCAGATGCAGCGGATAGCATATCCAGGAAGATTAAGACAGAGTATTACTCATCAGCCGATATGGACGACAAGATTGCTAATATCGAATCGCAAATAACACAAACGGATAATGCTGTAAACGTTAAGTTTAGCGAAGCTCTCAAAAACATAAATGATCTAAAGTTTGATTCGGATAAAAAGTATAGCGAGATTATAAGTACTATAAGGCTAGATAAGAACGGAATATCTATAGGCAAAAGTGGCAACAGAATATCCATGAATCTAGATAATGACAAACTGAGGTTCATGCAAGAAGGAATAGAAGTTGCGTATATGAGCGATAACAAGTTATATATACAAAATGCGGAGGTACTCAGTAGCATAAAGCTTGGCAAATTTGCGTTCATGCCTGATGCCGAAACAGGTAGTTTATCATTTGGAAAGGTAGAAGATTAATGGCAAATACATGCATATATGAATTCATCCCGGTAGATAAAAAATACAGCTCCCTTGAAGAGGGATACGGATGCATTATACCGGGATACTCAACGGTAACACCAGTGGTTCGTGGCACGCTTACAGATAAAATGAAGCCTTACTATTTGTATGCATCGACCTACGATGAAGAGGTAAGGCTAAAAACAGTTACTATTTGTGAAAACCAAAAAGTAAACGTGAATGAATTAAAGAGTCCAAATTCATACACTATAACTGAAAGCGGAGACGAATTAAATTATAGATTCGAGCTTCCCGATGTATTGGTACCGACTCACTATTTTTCGCCAGCATATCATGAATACGAACCGCTAATAGCATACATCAGCGCTGTAAACGAAAAGAATACATTAAATGAAAGTGGTAAATGTATTACAAAATTGGCACTTTATGGCGAACCAAGAATTACGGTAGTCAAAAATCCTTACGAGTCAAATGCAGATGGAACAGCGAAAAAAGGCGGAAGCTATCGAACTGCACAGGTTCAAGTTGGATGGTTCCCTATAAACGTGAGTGGTGCGGCAAAGAAAGTAGATAAAGTAACTTTAAGTGGAAAAATCAAAAGGTCGAATGAATCAGCTTATAAACCTACCAACATCACCACAAAACTAATCGAAACAGATACTGATGCATCTGGGTGGGTTACATCAACATATGATGTAACTGTGGCAGTTAATAAATCGTATACACACAGTTTTGCACTGTATGCATCAGATGGACTAGGTGGTGACGGAGTGAGCCACATGTTTCTTCAATCTGCTTTCAAGTTATTTGACTTTAGAGCAACCGGAAGAGGGTTCGCACTCGGCAAACCATCCGAAAGAGATGCATTTGAATGTGATTTAGATTTAGTTGTAACGAAAGGCGCAGAATTCAAAAAAGAAACAGTGTTCAGAGGTCTTGTTAGAGGGCATAGAAACGGAGTGGTGATTACCGGTATAGAAATTGCAAAAAACTCCGTGCTAATGGACTCAACTAGATTTCCCGGCGCAAAATACATATTTGAATTAGCACTCCCTAGAGATATGGTAGGAGAGCAAGTAGATGAGAAGTGGCTGCCTGAACTGTATCCTGAAAAGATTTGTTCAGAGCTATATCCTATATGCGCACTAGAAACGAATACAGAGTCGGGGCTATATGAGCAATCAGCTAATGATATCTACCTTAAGGTATACCTAACGAGCGAACCTAAAGAAGATATCAGAATTAATTGTAAGTTTACAAAATCTATGAGCCTGGAGGCTCAGAACGCTGCAGGAGGTAATTAATGATAGGAGCGGTAAATTCAGCAACAACGCAAAGAAAAATCGTGAGAAAAGATAGCGTAAATATCGCAGTAGGACAAAACAATATAGAAACAATAGATATTGATGCTTCTCGAATCATATCTATAACTGGAGTGGTGTATTATAAGGCAGGATATGTATTACCGCTTTCTTACCCCATGATAAATTACGGCAATGGCGGATATATAGAGTGGGGAGTCTCGGCAGTAATCAAAGGAAATATTTTGCAAATTATATCCGGCGCAGAGTGGAGAAATTGCGATATTAAGGTAATAATTGAGTATATCTAGGAGGGATTATGATAGGTATAGTACATGGGGGGGGTAGAACAAAAACCCAAGAACGCGTTACGCTGGGCGGTACGTGGACTGCGCCACAGAATGGAACACTTGTATGCGCTGGACGAGCGCAAGCTGACTCGGCATATATTTTCATCAAAGACAAAAATATTGATGCATATATCGGAATGCACACTATAGAGTTCAACCAACACTATGGTACGATAACAGTGCCTGTAGTAGCAGGGCATGTGTATGAAGTTAGACGAGGGTCATGGCAAGTTCAAAGCGATTTATTCATATACGAATCGTAATTTTGTTAATCGACTACCATGCTGTAGTAGGATGTACTGGAAACGTCATCAACTGTTAAGTTGGTGGCGTTTTCTGCATTATGAAGAGAGCGAAAACGCACAAGCAAAAGTGTAATATGTAATAAAAAAGAAAACCAGGAGGAAGGCATGGCAAATAAAGATCCATTCAAAAGCGCATACAGCGAACAGATTGCGGCACTCGTTCAAAAGGCGCAGGACAACACGGCTAATTTTAAATATGATCCTATGACAGATGTGTCATATCAGGCACTAGCTAAAGAATATGCAAGGCTTGGAGATAGAGCAAATGAAAACACTCTAGCCAATCAAGCAGCATTAACTGGTGGTAGAGCAAGTACTTACGCAGTAAGCGCAGCAGCACAGGCACAGAATCAGTACAATCAAGCTTTAACAGATAAGATACCAGAGCTTGAGCGCTTGGCATATGACAGATTTAACGCAGATAGAAACTACGGCTTAAATCTACTTGGAACTATGAAGTCACTAGATGACTCGGCATACAACAGATTTACTGATCAGAGAAACTTTAATTATCAGCAGGGAAGAGACAATGTCGCTGATCAACACTGGGATAAAACATTTGATTACCAGAAGCTACGAGACAGTGTTGCTGATTCACATTGGGATAAAAATTTTGATTATCAAAAACAAAGAGACAATGTATCAGACAGTCACTGGGAGAGAAACTTCAACTATCAGCAAGGAAGAGACAGCGTGAGCGACTCACACTGGGAAAGAGAGTATCAGTTAAAAAAAGACTCAGCCTCTAGAGCAGGTCGGCGCTCTGGGGGCGGAAGACACGGCCGAAGAGGAAGAAAAGGAAGGGGGCGTAGTTCCCAAGAACAGTCAACGCAGGTTGTATCATACGTTCCTAGCGTCGCTGCTCAAATTGCCCAGAATGCAGTAAAGGGGATTTTAACAGGTAAGGCTAAAAAAGGTAAGTCGGTTAAATCTCAAACGTATAAAAAGGCTGCTAGAATGGGGTACGCTCCTATAGCGTTTAGAAGAAATACACCTGCAGAGGCAAGAGCAGCTGCAAGAAAAGCAGTAAAGAAAATTATCTACGGAGATAACAAGCATTATGTAAGCAAAGATCCTGTTAGGCGTGCAAATGATATATTCAATAATACGCAGATGGCAGGTGTAAATAATAATTCGGATAGACGTGCGTTATATGCTCTTAAAGGTTTAATTGAATCTAAAAAATCTGACTTACTTAATGCAGCGTGGACTGTTACCTCAACACCTACACTTGATCCTAAGAGTATGCACCAGGATCTAAAGAGATACAGCGAACTAGGATATATCAAGAATGGAATGCTAGATGCTGACAAGCTGTCAAAAGACGCTAGAGATGCGTTTAGCGGATTCTATAAATACGTTGAGAAAACAAGGCAGAAAGCCGAAGCGCTGAACTACATGGCAAAAGAGGCAGGTATTTATAAAACAGAACTGCAGTATGATACCAAAGCCGGCAAGTTCAAGAGAAAGCTATACTTAAAAGATAAAAACGGTAACGAACCAAGAGAGGGCGTAATTGAAAAGCCTAGCACTGGGCAAAAGTTCGCTATAGATATTGCGCAAGGAACACTAGGTTTCCTTGCTGATTTAGCTGTGGGTAAATTTACAGGAGTAGGGGTACTCCCTGTAATGGGCGTAAATGCGTTCGGACAAGGTGCAGGAGATGCGAGAGCTGCAGGTGCTGGCATATATGCTCAGTGGGGTACAGGATTAACAAACGCAGGAATCAATATCGGAACTGAAAAAATGTGGAGTACATCAAATATTATGAGAAACTCCACAGGTAGAGGACTTCTGGATAACAGCGCTGAAAAGTTTGCTAACAAAATGGCTGCTAGATTCGCAAAGGGGACCGCGGCTGACGAGATAAGATATAAAGCGATTAAGCTTGGTCTAGCTGCATCATCCGAAGGCGTAGAAGAATTCATGAATGCAATTCTCCAGCCTATATCTGATAGATTTTACGATCCTGATGCTTTTAAGAAAATAGCAGAAAACCCTACAGGATACCTTGCGGACGCTGTTTATCAAGGAATAGTAGGAACAGCAATAGGTGGTATTGTTGGTGGACCTAGCGGAGTAAATATGGATATTGAACTGTCTGCAGAAGACAAAGAAAAAATACTGCAGGCAGGTCTTGCTATGTCTGAAAAGTCTAGTGCAAACAATTTCGCTAGATCGATTGACAAGAACAGACTTAAGGGCGGTAAAGTTCTGAATAACGCTATTTTGGATTTAAAACATAAAATTGAATCCGGAAGAGAACTAACAGAACATGACCAGATGCTTTTAAGTGCTGCAAAGAAATCACGCATAAGAGGCGCAGAGAATGTATCAGGTAGTTTTATTATCAGATCCGAAGAAGGACTAAACACTGAATACGATAGAGAAAAAGCATCCGTGCTTTTAACTCAAAAAGTTGCAAACAGAGAAAAAGAAGTTAGGAAGTATCTGCAGGATGCAGATACTCCTAAGAAGACTATTGATGAATTATCATTCCCGGTAGCTAGGATACTAGAGGGAACAGGAAGTGGTGCAGATGTAGAAAATGTACTATTCACAGTAGATAACAATCCAGCTCTTGAATTAATCCAAAATGAGACAACACAGGACTTAAATGTAGGAATGCTGCCTAGAATGAACAATGGAATGATAATGGGTGGTGCTAGAGAAACGCAGCACTTCAAGAAAGAATTAAACTCATTTATGGGAGCGAGATACGAGAGCAACGTTGAAGAAATATTACCAAAAGCAAAGGATGCAGCAAAAAAAGAAATGCTAGCATCTATTGGCATGGAAACAAATCCAGAAATAGAAAAACTGTTCGACGAAGGCGCAAAGAATGTGAAGGAAGGCGAAGAGTTTATAAACTATGCACACGCATTTAATTACTTCTACGATTCTGGAAGAAGAGGATTAGACTACAAGAATCTTGACAAGGCTATATTCCAAAGTGAGCTAGTACCTGCAGATATCCGTAAAAAGATATATGAGATAGGAAAAGCCGAGAGAGAAGATAACAACATCATTACAAATAAGTCAAAGCTACCGATAGGATTTAAAGCCGGAAGAGTAACACTTGGTGAGAACGTAAGTATGAGTAATTCTATGATTAACGCGTACAGAACACTCGCTAAGTCTTTTGGTGTTGAAATATCTCTTGAAGAGAATATCAAAGACTCCGAAGATAAGGAGGTAAACGGCTATTACAAGAACGGAACTATCCATATCTCCATGAGGTCAGATAGCCCCGTCGTTGATGTTTTAAAACACGAGGTAACACACCATATCCAGGTTAATTCACCTAGGCAGTATGCAGCATTTAAAAAGTATGTGCTTGATGAATTCTATAACTCAAATCTTGCTGAGTATGAAAATAAACTCAACAAGTATATGAATGACTACAAGGACATATCACGTGCCGAAGCAGAAGATGAATTGCTAGCGGATGCTACAGATGTTTTCTGGAAGGGCGATGCTGATGCAGAAGCAGCAGTCAAAACACTTGTAGAAAAAAATAAAAGCCTTGGAGAGACAATCCTCAAGGCTATTAAGTCTACGGTAGATAAGTTAAACACATTAAGCAAGAGTGTTATAAACGCATTAAAAGGGGAATACCGCGGTAAGTGGCTTGAAGAACTAGGAATCCTGGAAAAAGCACAAGAAATGTGGACAGAAGCTTTAATGAATCCTGAAATAGATAAATTTGAAGAGGCTGTTAATAATAATGATGAAATCAAATTCATGTATAAAGGTAAGGATTCAGAGGGTAGAGATGTTTTCTCAATTTCTAGCAAAACGAAAAAGCTCACAAAAAAAGAAAAGCGAACAGAATTAACGGAGAGATTTAAAAACGGAGAAGTATTAACTGTTGAATTCGATAACGGCAAAGGTAGAAAGTATACAGCTAAGCCACATGAGGATTTTGCAGGAAAGAATTTTTACGGTGACAAACAAACAAAATCGATTAATGCATTTAATAAAAAGGTGAATCTATTCTATGAAGGGGATTTATCGAAACTGTTACAGAATTCGGAATACATAAGACCTGGAGATGAAAAGAAGGAACATAAAAATGTAATCAAATGGGAGTACTACAAAAAAGAAATTGTAATAGGAGAAACGCCGTATAAATTATTAATTAATGTGCAAAACCGAACTGACGGGGATTTTATTTACAACATTAAATTCGAAAAAATAAAAAAAGACCAACATTGGCAAGCTATCAATGAAGATAGTAAAAATAACGCCCATGTTGGTATTGATAGTGTAAATCTATCACAAAACAACGAAGAGGTCAAGGAAAAATACCAGAGAAAAAATAGTATCTTCGATATCCCTAACAATCAGCAAGCTGATTCTAACACTATCAGGCAGCTTAACAAGAAAATCGATGCACTGATTCTAAATCAGACTAAAACAAAGGGAACCATACCTAAAAGGTCATCTGTTGTTAGTTACCTAAAAGAACTAATAACAGAGGTCGGTTCAGATGTAAAAGCAGAGGATTTACGTATCGACTATCACAATCTTTATAAAGCAGCTAAATCAGGTGATGATGCAACAAAAGAGAGGTTATTAAACGAAATAACAAGAGAGATTGTTAAGAATACCTATGAGACTAATCGCATATCTCCAGAAATAAGGGATGTACAGAGATACCTTAAAAATATGACTATCTCTATCGATGAAGATTTAGAAGCAGAAATCAAGAATAGATACGGTACATTTGGGAAGTTTAAAGATTATATCGATGGTGCTTTCAAAATAAAACTTAATAAGAATATCGATAGAATGGAATACGCTGTTCCAGTTGATGACATGCTATCTGAAATGAACGAGCTGTTCGGAGACACTATCAAGGTTGACGGACGAAGTCTAGACGATGTTACAGACTTTGTTACAGCTCTAGCTACAATTGCTGAGTATGCATCGGTAAAAGATAATAAAGTTTATCTTTTTGATGGCGGTGCAAATCTAACTCAGTACACCGAAAAAGAAATTGCTGAATATGAAGATGAACTAATAAAGGATGTTAAAGCTAATCTAGAAGCCAGCCTTGGCGAGATTAAGCCTATTGTTACTTATGCAGATAAGCAAGAGGCAAGAATCAGTAAGCTGAAAGCTAGCATGAAAAGAAGTGCTATGGATAAGCCAGAGCAAGCAAAGTCAAAGAAGCTTATAAACAAGCTGATTAATGACACAGGCTCAAAGTTGCCGGCAGAAGATGCTACGAGAATCTATGAAGAGGTTTGGTCGGCTGTGCACCAGGCAACACCGAACGCTAGTGCAGCATATTCTGCAGCTGCGAGGTTATCAAATGCACTCCTTAACTCGAAAGAGAATAATATAAAGGAAAACCTTCAAACAAAGAAGCAAGTAATAGATCTACTCAGTGTAGGTAAAATTTATATTTCTCCAGAATTGGCAAAGAAACTAAATTACCAGGAGTTAAAGGCTAGATACGGCCATGCGTTAAGATTTACAACAGATATCAATAGCGAGCATACAATGCCTGCTGAACTGGTATATGACTTCTTCCAAAATAAACTAGGTGAGAAATACCCTGAACTATTCGCATCAGATGCATCAGATGCAGAAGAGGCTGTAAAGAACCTGTGTAACGCTGTAGATATGGTTGAAACATCTGCAGAGACAGACGGTCTAATTAATGGTGAATATAAAAACGTTGCTAGTGATATCACGGAATTAATACTAGATAGCGCAATTTCTATGAAGCCAGAAATGACCTATGCAGATAAACAGCAGGAGAAACTTAAAGCTGCTGTAAAGGAAGCAAGAAACAAAATAAAAGAAAGGGAGACTATAAAGAGGCAGAAAGCAGAAAAGAAACATGAAGAGGAAATAGCAGAAAAAGACAAGGCTATAGAAGAACTCGAAAGCGCTATCAAAGAAGAAAGAGAGTCAGTAAACGAGCTAAAGCGAGATTTAAGAAAAGAGCGCAGCGAACTGAATAGAAAGAGCAAGGCGATTAATAGCATTAAGTGGTACTCTAACAAATTATCAAACAAGCTGTTAAAACCTACCAATACGCAGTTCATGCCGGAAGAGTTTAGGAAATCTATCGCAAAGGTTCTATCTGAGATGGATTTTTCTACAGATCGTGGCGACGCGTTCTATGAAACGCACGGATATAACAAGACCTATGAAAACTTCATGGAGTTAAAAAACGAATATCGCAAGGTGCTTGAAGAAAAGAACGACGGTGATAGTACGTTTAGTTTTGTTGAGGACGAAGATTTTATGAATCAAATTGATTCAGTTCTTGAGGCTTTAAAAGAATCAAGGCTTGTCGATATGGATGCAGACACCATCGAAAGCGTGAGAGATGTTATTAGAGGTCTAGACAGTATTATAAATAAGCATAACGATATGCTTAAGTATGACCAGTACAAAACAATCAGCGAAACAGGAAATGCGGTAATTAGTGAACTCAGCAAAAAAGCAGAAAAGAATCGCTATGCTGGTGGAGCTAGTGCTGTATCCAAGTTTATATTCTCGAGAAATATTAATCCGGCAGATAGATTTGCTGTACTGGGTGGCACTCTCAATAAACTGTTTAAAGAGATAACGATTGGATTTGATGATCACGCTATGAATGTTAAGAGCGCCCAAAATGAATTTCAGAGAATTCAAGAGGCTGTAGGAGAAGATACATTTAATACTATCTGGGAAGATTCAAAAGTAGAATCATTCAAGCTGGAATCTGGGAAAACTTTAAACCTAACTCATGGGCAGATGGTAACACTATTCCTTCTCAGCGAAAGAAAGCAGGCGCTGGAACACATTCTTACTGGCGGTATTCAGACTGCAGAAGTTAAACCGAAGAAACTCGGCAAAAACACCGTACTTAGAAAAAGCTCCATGCAGAGAGAAAAGATAACGCGTAGTGATATTATAAATATCGTTAAGAGCTTATCTCCGGAAGAAATAAAGTGTGCAAAGATGATTCAGCATTATCTAAATACAACAGTTTCTGACTGGGGAAATGAAGTATCTATGAAAGTATGGGGGTATAACAAGTTTACAGAAGAAGACTATTTCCCTATCAAAATTGCAAGAGAAACTGTAGATGCTAATGTTGAAGAGGCAGCGGTAACTAAAATTATCAATCCAGGATTTGCAAAGAAGACGAAACCGTCAGCAAAGAATGCGGTTGTACTAGATAACGTGTTAAGTGTCGCATCAAACCATATAAGCGCTATGAGTGCGTACCAGGCGCTATCTATGCCACTACAAGACCTAGAAAACGTGTGGAATTATAGAGGATATGGAGAAGATGGCGTAATTAAAGGCTCTGTTAGAGAGGCGATTGAACGTGCATATGGTAGAGAGGCTAACGAATACATAGAGAGATTTTTAAAGGATGTAAACGGCAATATCGCAAAAAGTGAGATGCCTATCACAACTAAGATTATAGGAACAGCAAAGCGTGCTGCAATTGCAGCCAACGGAAGAGTAGCCATGCAGCAGCCTATGTCAATCGTTAGAGCGTTTGCCGTAATAAATCCTAATTATATATTCAGAAGCAAATATTCACGCGACGCAGTAAAAGAGATGCAACAGCACTCCGGCGTCGCTGTGTGGAAAGACCTAGGCTATTATTCAACAGATGTAGGACCAAGTCTTACTAATGCCATGATTAACAAGGAAAATAAACTAGAGAAAGTAACACTTGATATGTACGGTTTCCTTGATAATATGACATGGGGTAAAATCTGGGGTGCTTGTAAGCTCAAAGTTGAAGACACAATGAACATCCATGAAGGAGACGAAGGATACTGGCAAGCAGTAAATGAACAGTTTAGAGAAGTTGTGTATAGAACTCAGGTATTCGACTCTGTACTATCAAGATCTGAACTAATGAGGCAAAAGGATGTAGGCTCATCAGTGTTAACAGCATTCTTATCAGAGCCAACTAAAACGCTGTCGCTGTTCATTACCAATACGCAAATTGCAAAGCAGATGTATGATGAGGGCAATGTATCAGAAGCTAGAAAGCTAGTCGCAAAACAGTTTGGTTGGTTCATATCGTCGGCGGCAGCAATGGCGATTATGAAATCTGTTTATGATGCTGCAATAAGACACATAGCGGACGATGACAAAAAGGACAAGAATATTGTTGAACGATTCTTTGATGCACTTCTAGGGGAAAACAAACTTCACACAGACGGAAACCTATTTGGGGAGCTAAATCCTATAGCTATGCTGCCTGTAGGAAAGGATATCCAGTCAGCGCTACAAGGCTACACACCATCAAGACTAGATATGTCTCTATTTGTAAAAATTAGCGACGCATACAAGGCATGCGTAGATCCTAAAAATAGTTTAGTTACAAAACTTGAAAAGGTCGCTAATGCTGCAGGTGTATTCTTCGGACTTCCTGTAGATGTAGTTTATAGGGATTTAAAGGGCTCATTTGTATATTTGGCATCAATACACGACTTTTTCACCGGTGCAAATACAAAACAAGATTTGCTAATGGACTTTTCAAAAATCGAGAAAACATACAAGGGCAATAAAGGTTACTTTAAAAGCGTTGCGACCGACTCTGAAAAGTACGATAGCGAAACGAGAGAAAAGGCAGCTAAATACATTCTTGAAAACGATAAAGAATACACGAGAGAGAGAATCGATAAAGAAACGATTAATCGCATTAAGAGAAACCATAATGATGAAATGGATAACTTTATCAAGAAAGGAAAGAATGAAGAGGCTGAAAAACTCGCAAAGAGTCTTGCAGCAAGAAATAGTATGCTGGATGCAGAGGAGTATTTGCAGATGCGTATTAATAAGGTGAAGACTGACCAATTAAAGAAGATTGAAAACGCCCTCATGAAAGGTAATGTTGAAGAGGCTGAAAAATTCGCAAATAAATTCAACAAGATGAATATTGAGGTTCAAGGAGAACGTTATACTTCTGAGGTAGCAATGGAAAAATCAAAAGAATGGATACGAAAGGAATATCTCAAAGAAGTTGTTAACGGCTTAAAAACTCAGAATAATTTAAAAGTTGAAAAACAACTCGCGAAGATAGAACGCATCGACCCAACAAATACCGATTTTCAGCGTGAAGAGGTACTGTATAGTGCAAAACAAAGCATAAGATATAGCTACTATCCATATATCAACAAAGCACTTGCCCGCGGAGATGTTGAAACAGCAAGAGTATATGCGCAGAAAATAGAAGCTCTCTATCCAGGGGATCGCAAGTATACCGCAGATGCTGTTATTAAGAGGAGTTATAAATACGCTACAAGGAATAAAAGGAAGAAGAAAAGGAGGTAGATTTTGAGGCTGTCGAAATGACAGCCTCATTTCTTTTAAAATTACTAAAGTAGAATTTATAGAAAGTGTAGGAGGCACATATGGATAAAAACAAAAGAACTAAGCTAAGAGATGGCATTGCAATGATCATCACAGGTGTAATCGCTGTACTAATGGTATTTGGGGTCAACGTCCCGGTAATTAGCGACACAGTGATAGGTAAGGTGGCATACGTAATTGCGTTTGCGATATCGTATGCGGTGAATCATTACTTTAATCACAACTACAGTGAAGAGGCGAAGCAATCACAAGAGTTGCTGGATTACTTAAAGGAAGCTAAAAAAATAAACGAATACGTACAGCATGTTGATAACTATGTAAATAAACAGCCTGTCGAAGAGGCGAATACAAATGAAGAGGTTAACAACGTGGAAAAGACAAGCGAAGATAACGAGGATGAAGAGGAAAGCGAGGCGAAAGGCTAATGGCAACTAGGCAGCAGTTTGTACAGACAGCGGTTAGTTACCTCGGAGCAGTTAGAGGTTCAGCTAAACACCGCCGTCTAATAGACATATTCAATCAGCATAAGCCGGATGGCTGGCCAATGAACTATGTTGCACCGTGGTGCGCTGCATCTGTGTCCGCTTGGGCGTACGAGTTAGGAATTGGAAATCTAATACCAGTCAGCGCAAACTGCGGAACAATGATTTCTAAAGCCAAACAGATGGGTATATGGATTGAAAGCGATTCATACACTCCGAGTCCCGGAGACCTAATCCTGTATGATTGGCAGGATTCCGGATACGGCGATAATGCAGGTGGACCAGACCATGTAGGCGTGGTCGTATCTGTTGGTGGCGGAATGATTACCGTTATTGAGGGAAACAAGGGTGCATCGTCCGTTGTGGGATATAGAAGTGTGCCTATTAATGGCAGATATATAAGAGGATTTGTGAGACCAAATTTTGATGGAGTAAGCACAGCACCGCCAAGCTCTAGCTCAGGGAATTACGGATTATACAAAGTCAATTCATCCACAGGTCTTAATGTTAGAAAAGGACCTGGAACAAACTATGCAAGGATAACTACATTATCGAATGGCACGCCACTTCGAATTGTAGAAATGAGCGGTAACTGGGGGAGATCCGTAGGAGCTGGCGGCTGGGTTTGTATGGACTATCTCACGAAATCAGGAGCAACATCAGCGCCTACATATACATCTAATAACACGAGCGCGTATACTGTAGGTAGAGCATATCAATTAATTTCTGATATGCGAGTAAGAACTGGTCCAGGAACAGGATATAGACAGCGTGCATATTCCGAGCTGACCGCAGACGGCAAGAGACACGCACTCGCTGGAAGCCTAGCCTGCTTGCGTGCAGGTACTCAGGTAACCTGTTTAGAAGTGCGGGGAGATTGGATGCGTATTCCGTCCGGATGGATTTGCGCTCGCCAGGGAAGCAAGGTGTATATCAAATGATGATAACAGCATGCAACTCTGCGATGGGTACAATTATTGACTTGATTATCGGAGCTATTGTCGGCATGCTGGGAGGGTACATAAGGTACTTGATAAAGAAACAAAAAGCAGAAGACAGCGTGAGAGAATGTCTTGTAGAAGGCATGATGTGGATTCTCCACGATATCCTAGAACCGATGTGCGATGTAGTTATAAATCGAGGCTTTGTATATCTAGACGAATACGAGAACCTAAAATCAAGGTTTGAAATATATGAAGGTTTGGGTGGCAAAAACGGAATCAAGCAAAGAATGGTAATGATAGAGATGCTACCGAAAAAACCAAGAGGATGTGAATTAGAGTGATTTTGATAAAACGTGTTGCAAAAATCAACGCAAGTGTTGAAAAATACACGATTCAGAATTAACTCGTAATGAAGTGGTTGCGAGTTCGATTCTCGCCAGCAGCTCCAAAAGTAAAAGCCTTGAAAACGCCTTTTGATCGGCGGATTCGAGGCTTTTTCATTTAAATAATTTTAGGGTTTTTAAATAAATTTTAGTTATAGGACAAAACGCGTTGTTAAAAATCACTATAGTTGTTGAAATTTCAACGACTACAGCGAATACATCTTTTCATCAAGCCCTCGCAGCATAGATATTAATTAAAATCGATCCAACAGGTAAGCTGGCTAGTCCAGCTACAGTCATGTAATACTGATAATCAAAACCTATATAATATCCTGCAATCCAAATAACCGCACATACAATCATTGGAATGAAAATTGCAAATACGCCTTTAGATGCTAAAAAACCTGCAGTTAAAAAAGTGAATGCAAGGTAATTAAATGAAACAAGATAATAGTCTCTGCAAAAGATAGCTAAAAACATAAACGCTATAGGCAATATGTAATCAAACAACGCGTATCTAATTTTTTCTGATGTACTACACAT